AAAATATTTTAATACCATGTAATCTCATGTCTCCTGCCATATCATCATTACCATCAGATACATCTCTACCTACTCTAAAATAACAAAGATCATTATCTGCTGGAGTTCCAGCAATTGTAACTGCACCACTTTCAGCAGTAACTAATAATTCTTCAACAGCACTTTGTGCATCATCGGTAACAACTACAGCTGTTCCATAAGCAACATCAATAGTTTCATTATCATTCATCGCAACACCTTGTAATGATATAGCAACACCTGTAGTAGCTGCTAAACCAGACCAATAACATTGAAAAGTAATTGTACCTAAATTCCATGATTTAGGGAACGCTATAGCAAATTGAGCAAACTCATCGCTATCTTTATCAAAATCTAAAACTTCCATATCAGGTCTACCAGATGTTGTTTCAACTGTTGCTCTTGCAGCACCATTTGAAGTAGTTGGTGTCATAGCATTTGAAGGAACCCAAATAGTTTCTTTACCCGCTTCTTTTAATGTTCCAACTCCATCTAATTTATTTAATTCTGCAGCTGTTGATGTAACGTTAGTTCCACCAATATCTAAAGTTGTCATTTGAACTTCGCCTGCAACAGTTAATATAGCTGAACCTAAAGTTAATAAATCAGTATCACCTCCGCCACCTATTGTACCACCACTTTTAATTACAAGGTCATCTTTAACTGTAAGAAGTCCAGCAGAAGAAAGTGTTAATGCATCATTAGTTGAGGCAACACCAATAGTACCACCATCTTTAATCATTAAGTCATCTGCAATAGTTAATAGTCCAGCTGAACTTAAAGTCATTTTTGAAGATGCAGCTTCACTTGCTCCAGTATGGAATTCTAATGTTGTAGCATTATTAGAAGAACTAAAGTCTCCTTCTGCAACTGCTTGAATTGCAGCAGCTATTAAAATAGCATCTGTTCCAGTTCCTTCATCAGGAGCTTGGAATCTAATAGCACCCATAACATCATTTGCTGCCATGTCTGTTTCACCAGTTTGTAATGTTAATACAATTGGTTTATCATCAGCTGTAGCTGCATGTTTTAATTTTAATCCAACATCAGCATCATGTGTTAGTGTAATATCTTGGTCATTACCAAATTGAATTGTACCAGCATCTGCTAAAAATAAATCAGAAAATTCTTTCGATGCAGAACCTAAAGTTGTTCCATCTGCAGAAGTAGGTAATATAGATGTTCCAAAAGTACCTGTGTTAATAACAGGGCTAGTTAATGTTTTGTTTGTAAGTGTATCTGTTGAAACCAAAGATACTAAAGTTGAACTAGAACCAGCTGGTAAAGTTAAAGTATTTGTAACAGCAGCCGAGTGAGGTTGTGCAATTACAATCTGGCCGTGGGAATTACTTTCGCAATTAAATTGAATAGCACCTGAATTAGTATCACCTAAAACAGTTATATGTCCTGTACCTTTTGCACTTATATTAAAATCAATATTAGAGTCACCACCAGTAGCTTTTATTGATGGTGGATTACCTGTTGCAGCATTTGTTACATCAAATTGGTTTACTGCAGAACCTGTTGTTTGGAATATAATTTGTTCGTTACCATTTTCATCTGCAATAAAATGTGCATCATCAATTAAAATGTTTGCAGAATTAGTATCTAAATCACCACCTAATTGAGGCGAAGTATCTTCTACTATATCTGATATTGCACCTGATGTAGCAAGTCCTGCTACAATCGTAGATCTTGCAATTTTTTTAAGACCACCACCTGAAGTATCGACTGCTATGAAAACATCATCATTTGCTACTGTAGATATTTCAGATAAACTACCTGCAGCTATTGAATTAAAGTTTGTACCATCTGCAACTAATAAATTACCTGCAGTGTTTGTACCCATAGTAATATCATCACCAGATACTGTAAGGTCTCCTGATATAGTTAGATTACCACCAGATGATAATGACATTTTTTCTGAAGCTGCTTCAGATGCTCCTGTTTTAAAACTTAATTTTGTTGCATTTGAAGAAGAACTAAAATCGCCTTCTGAAACAGCTTCAATACCAGCTGCAACTAAAATTGCATCTGTTCCTGTGCCTTCATCTGGCGCTTGAAAATCTATTTTACCAATTACATCATTTGCTGCAATATCTGTTTCACCTGTTTGTAAAGTAAGTGATACTGGTTTATCATCAGCTGTCGCAGTGTGTTTTAAAGTTAACCCTGTATCTGCAACGTGTGTAACAGTAATCTCACTGTCAGCACCAAAAGCAAGAACAGCGCTGTCTGAATCTAATTTTAAATCATTACTAACTAAAACAGCAGTAGAAGCAGTTAAATCAATTGTTGCTTCTCCAGCGATAGTCATAACACCATCTGAAGATTGATTAATAAAAGTTGCTGTATCTCCAAACGTTAATTTATTAGTGGAATTTAATGTTAGCCCCGTGCCATCTGTATGAGTTAAAGTTGTATCTTGATCTGCACCAAATTTAATAACTGAACTATCTGCTAAAAATAAATCTGAAAATTCTAAAGCTGCAGTTCCTAAAGTCATTCCATCTGCTGATGAAGGAGAAACAGCAGCTGCTGTTATTCTAACTCTATCCGTTCCACCAACTTTAATATCTATTTGATCATCTGTATCTGCTGTAATAGTTGTATCACCATCAGCATCTAAAACTAATTCTCTTCCTTCCATATCAGTTGCTCCGCCAAATCCTGCGTCAACAAGATTTGTTCCATCAGAGTAAACTAATCTTGTAGTTTTTTCTGATACTCCAAAAGTAATACCTGTTCCTGATGCTGTTTTAAATTGAACAGTGTATGCACCTGATGTGCCGTTTGTTACAATGTAAACTTTTTCTACTGAATCTGGTACAGTTACAATAGAATTACCTGTTATTGTACCTGTTAATTTTATAACAGCGTGTCTTGCAACTGATGTCGATTCTGTTGCGTCACCATCTGTAATACTTAATGCTGTTGTGCCACCACTAGTTACTGCTTGCTCTACATAGCCAGCAACTGCTTTTTCAATAATTTCTAAGTTGGTATTAGTTTTTGTTCCCCATGTACCGGCGTTTTCGCCAGTTGCCATTTTTTCTATACCTAGATCTGTATAACTTGATGCCATAATTTATCTCCTAAGCGCTACCTACAAATACTTCAACATCACAAGAATCTGTATCAGCAAGTGCTGTAATATCAACTAAATCGTTTAATGATACTGTAATTGCAGAACCAGATGCATGCATAGTATCTTTAACTCCACCACTATTATCACCAGGATATATAAACGAGTGACCTGCATCTACCTTTATACAAAACTCGGTACTGTCTTCATCTCTAAATGTTAATGTAAGATGATTCGTTGAATCTAAATTTGTAATTCTAATATATCTAACATCGTCTTCATCAAATTGACCTGCTAGATAACTTTTTGATAAATCTGTTGAAGAAGCTGTAGCAAAACCTAACAACCCTGTTTCAGTAGTTGAAATAGTTACTATTCTTTTAACAATTTCATTAACACTTGAAATATCTAATGATCTTTCGCTATTGTAACTATTGTTGTTAAGTGTAATTTCTTCTATTATTTTAGTTGTTAATGTTGCCATATTTTAATCCTTACGGTGTCTGTTGAGGAACTGGTATACGAGGTTCTCCATCCGTATAGTCATCTCTTCTTCTTCTACCTAATTGTTCTCCACCAAACTTTTGTACTTCAGTTTGATATTTTTGTTCGTATAATTGTAACATATCCATCGGGCCTTTTAAATAACTAAATGCCTCTACCAGACATGCGTATAAAAGTCCATTTCCAAAATTTAGACTTAAATAAGTTGTAGTATTTGTTGAACTCAATCCTAGAGGTCTAGCATTATAGTGCATCTTATACATAAATGCTGAACTAGGAGTAGGTACAATTGTAACTCTTCCTGACGAAGCTGCACCGCTTCCTGTGGCTCCTCCTGACATAGCATAATATTTTGGAGTTCCAGTAGTAGTTTCTGCCGCATCAAATTCTCTTAAAAAACTAATATCTCTTTTTTCTAACCAACTATTAGCACCTGTTGCTGCAGTTGTTGATGTATAAACCTGTAGACCTCGTACAAATAAAGTGCCTGCTGGTACATTAATATTATCTTTTGAAGCAACTAAATTTCCAATTATTTCTTTTCTATCTGCATCAATTGGAACATCTCTTTGAATTCTAAGTTCTGAATTATCTATAAATTGATCTGTAATTGTACTAGATAATACAGAAGTTCCTACTTCGGTATAATTACCAATTGCTGTTGTAAGTGTTGAATAAGTGAATCCTGCCATATTATGCCGTTAGAGTTGCCGGACCTGCCGAGCAATTCTCTCCTCCTCCTGATACTCCTCCACTTGTAGCAGTGTTTGTGTCTACAGTAAAGTGATAGAAATTATCTGTTTGTGTTATGGTGCCGCTTGAATCTCGTTTGCCAACTGTAATCGAGTAGCCAGCAGATTTTGCAACATTAGCTCCTGTAATACCATCAAAATTTTTTGGATTATTAAATGTAGCAGAAGTTGAAAGTGTACCTCTAAATCTTACAGTATCTCCTGTTGATCTACCGTGAGCAAATTCTGATACATTAATTATTCCAGATGAAGCTGCGATTGTTTCAAAAGGATTGGGTCCTAATATTGCAATTACTTCATTTTCAGTTCTGTCTGGTCTTGCATTCATTAAACCTTGTTCTTCACCATGTTTAGCTCTAATCTCTAATTGTGGATGTTTAGCTTCAAATTCTGATCTATGAACTAAAGAACCATTCCATTCTCTCATCATTTCATTATACGGAAATTCCATTCCTGATCTATCTGATATTGCTTTTGAATATTTTCCTCTTGCCATTATGATCCTGGGTAATAAACTTTTGGTGTTATGTGAACACTAGTAGAAGAACCATCTTCTGATAATGCTCTAGCTAATTCATCTTCATAATATAATTTCATTTGTTGAACTAACTGTGGGTTAAATTTTTGTGCTAGGTAAAAAGCTAAACCTGATACCATACACGGTACAAATCTAAATGGTACATCTGTTGCATCTGTATATGTTGAGTCTGCATCTTGTATTCTTTTAACATAATAA